GTGGATCGCCTGAAGACGAAGGCCGAGTTTCGCCATCTCGAAAAGAGGATGCGCAAGCATAGGCTCCTCGTAGAGCGTCTAAACCTTCTGCAAGCCAAGGCCGCAAGCGAGACGCGCCGTTTGATCGATGAGATGGACGGTGCAGCAACCTGCACTCAGCTGCAGGCCTTGCCGCGAGTGGAGAACGCCAACCGCAATGCACCTGCCGAAGACGAACAAATGCCTGCTGCCGATTTGAATACGGATGCTGCCGGGGTGCAGACATCGGCTGAAGCTTCCGAAACGCCGGGGCAAGGCCTTCAATCACGCGGCGGCGTCGATAGCCCATCTGCGGTGACTTTCAGTGCGGCAGATGCAGGCCGCCTTGAACGATTTCGCAATCTTGTCGCGTACGTCCGGGACTGGACGCAAACGGGCCGCTCCGAACAAAAGCCGCCGGAAGGCGACTGGCGGGTCTGGCTTTTGATGGGTGGGCGCGGGTCAGGCAAGACGCGGGCGGGGGCGGAATGGGTGCAGGGGCTGGCGGCCGGAAAGACGGCGCGGCCGGGATTGCGGATTGCGCTGGTGGCCGAGACGCTGGGCGATGCGCGCGAAGTGATGATCGACGGCGTGTCCGGCATTTGCCGGATCGCCCGCAACAACCGGCCGGATTTCGAGGCCTCGCGGCGGCGGCTGGTCTGGCCGAACGGCACGGTGGCGCAGATCTTTTCCTCGGAGGATCCCGAAAGCCTGCGCGGACCGCAATTCGACTATGCCTGGTGCGATGAACTCGGCAAATGGAAGCACGGGCAGGAGACCTGGGATATGCTGCAGTTTGCCCTGCGGCTGGGTGATCATCCGCGCGCGATGGTGACGACGACGCCAAGGCCGGTGCCGGTTTTGAAGGCGCTGATCACCGATCCCGGCACCACGACGTGCCGGATCAGGACCGGCGACAATGCGGCAAATCTCGCGCCGGGATTTCTCTCCGCCATGGCTGGACGCTACGGCGGCACGCGGCTGGGACGGCAGGAACTTGACGGCGAGTTGATTGAGGATCGCGAGGATGCGCTCTGGACACGCGCCGGGATCGAGGCCCTGAAGCTGCGCGATACCGGGCCGCTTGGCCGCATCGTTGTGGCGGTCGATCCGCCGGCGGGCATGGGACGCGAATCCTGCTGCGGTATCATTGTCGCGGGGCTTGATCGCGCCGGGCGCGGCGTCGTGCTGGCCGATTGTTCGGTCGAGGGTGCAAGCCCGGCCGGATGGGCCGGTGCCGTGGTTCGCGCCTTCAGGCGCTTCGATGCCGACCGGATCGTGGCTGAGGTCAACCAGGGTGGCGACATGGTGTCGGCCGTACTGCGCGGGATTGATGCGCAGCTACCGGTGACATCGGTCAGGGCATCGCGTGGAAAATGGATGCGGGCTGAACCGGTGGCGGCACTCTATGAACAGGGCCGGGTGGTTCATGCCGGATCTTTTCCGGCGCTGGAGGACCAGATGTGCGATTTCGCACCGGACGGATTGTCGTCGGGCCGTTCGCCGGACCGGCTGGATGCGCTGGTCTGGGCGCTGACGGCGCTGATGCTGGACGGCGGCGGCGAGCCGCGGGTCAGGGGGATTTGAGGGAATGTTGGGACGGCGGGTGTTGATCGATGGAGGCCACGAGCGCTTGGCGGTCACCCCACCCCGGAGCTTAGCTCCGACCCTCCCCCTCAAGGGGAGGGTGTAGTGCGGCAGAACTGCCGAATTACTTAGCCGATGTGGTAGCAACGGGCTTGGGTGCCGCCGATGCGGTTTGGCGGATCTGGCGCCACTCGTTTTCGAGGCGTTCGAACTGGGCCTGGGAGATTTGCTGGGCCGGCATGGGCGATCCTTTCGTTCTTTCTGCAACGACCGACAACGCAAGCCGAGGCGGAAGGTTCCGCTCCGGTTGCATGCTGGCTATCGGAAAATCCACAGAGACGATCAGCGCTTGTCGTCTGCGGTCCCGGTGGACTTCTGCACGGGGGCGGTGTTTTCCCGCATCTGCTGCCAGGCGTTTTCGAACCGGTCGAGGATGTGCTGCGGTACCGTCGAGCGGGTGGTGTCAGCCTGTATCTTGCTCTGAGCGTTCATTCGATCCTCCACGATCAAGGCAATATCATATTGCTGAATCCAGATTTCACATCCTAAAGCCAAAGTAAATCAGGGCATTAAACAGTTTAAACGATTTAAATTGGTTAAATCGATTTAGAGTCACACAATTTTTCGAGTCTTGTGACCGGACACGCGGCGCCGGCTAGCCGGAGCTGGCCGCAGGCCGGCGGGCGATATTGCGCCGCGATCCGGACGGCGAGAGCGGCGTCAGTGATATCGGGCGTCATTGCAGTTTCAGGCCGTGCTTGGCGGCATTCAAGGATAGCGACATGAAAAATCCATTCCGTCTGCCGTGGCGCCGCCCGGTGGAAAGCGACCGCTTGCGGGAAACCAAGGCGGCCTCAGGTTTCATTGCGATCGCGCAGGAGGGGCGGGCGCACTGGACTGGCCGGTCCTATGCGGCCCTTGCCCGCGAAGGGTTCATGCGCAATCCGGTGGCGCACCGGGCAGTCAGGCTGATTTCCGAGGCTGCAGCCAACGTGCCGCTGCTCGCCTATGAGGGCGCGCAGGAGCGGACCGAGCATCCGGTGCTGGCGCTTTTGGCACGGCCGAATGGGCGGATGGGGGGACATGATTTCCTGGAAACGCTCTATGGCCATCTGCTTTTGTCCGGCAATGCCTATGTCGATGCGGCCGAGATCGGCGGCGCGGTGCGCGAACTGCATCTGCTGCGGCCGGACCGGGTGCGCATTCTCGAAGGACGGGACGGCTGGCCGGAGGCTTATGAATACCGGGTCGGCAATCTGGTGCGGCGGATTTCGGCCGGCGAAGACGGGTTGCTGCATCTGCGGCTGTTTCATCCGCTCGACGATCATCTCGGTTTTCCGCCGCTGGCGGCGGCACAGATGGCGCTCGATCTTTCGAATGCGGCGGCGACCTGGAACAAGGCGCTGCTCGACAATTCGGCCCGGCCTTCCGGCGCTTTGGTCTACCAGCCGAAGGAGGGCGGCAATCTGTCCGCCGACCAATATGACCGGCTAAAGAGCGAGCTGGACGAGGGCTATTCCGGCCCGATCCGGGCCGGACGGCCGCTGCTGCTCGAAGGCGGGCTCGACTGGAAGGCGATGGGGCTTTCGCCGAAGGACATGGATTTTGTCGAGGCGAAGAATGGGGCGGCGCGCGACATTTCGCTCGCCTTCGGCGTGCCGCCGATGCTGCTCGGCATTCCCGGCGACAATACCTATGCCAACTATCAGGAGGCCAACCGGGCGCTGTACCGGCTCACCATCCTGCCGATGGTTTTTCGCACGGCGGCAGTGCTGTCGGGCTGGTTCTCCGGGCGGTCGGGCGAGGTGCTGAAGCTGGTGCCGGATCTCGACCAGGTGACCGGGCTGACCGGCGAACGCAGCGAGGTCTGGGCACGGATGAAGGAGGCGGATTTCTTGAGTGACGAAGAGAAGCGGCAGGCGGTGGGCTATTGAGGGCGGTAATTAGCGTGATGTTCGTCGTATCTTTGCCGAGTAAATACAGGCGTTTTGCGGGCTTTGTGGAAACGACTTTCGACTTCATTGAATCGATCTGGGAACGACTTGAATCGATCTTCGAAGATCACCGGCCAACCGATTCAAAAGATTCAGAGAATGCTCCAGCTGACGCAACGTCACGCTGTGCATCACCCGGCGGCAGTTGACTACAGCTGGGTGAAGACGATGCAATTCCGATAATAGCATCAAGGACTTAACAAATGGCTGATTTTGGCAATGACCCGGGCCTTTGGGCTGCCAAGGGTATCGGCGCTGCGGCCGGGGCTGCGGTGTCGCTGATCTATATGCTGCCGAAGGGCAAGCGCGAGGCGGCCTCGCGCTTTTTCACCGGCCTTTCCTGCGGGCTGATTTTCGGCGGGCCGGCGGGGCTCTGGATCGTCACCAAGCTCGGTATCGCCGGCAGCCTTTCAGGCGCCGAGGTGATGCTGACCGGCTCGGCGGCGTCCAGCCTGATGGCCTGGTGGGTGATGGGAGCGGCGGTGCGCGTGGCTGAACGTTATGGCACACGGCCGGATTAGGCCAAGCAAATGCCGGCTGTCATCCCGGGCGGAGCGAATGTCCCGCCCGGGTGTGACCCTGTCCGCATCGCATCCTGCGTCAGTTCACGGCCGTCCCTCGTCGACGACCCGGGTCGAGATAGACCGGGACCGCCGGCGATCAACTCCGGGCTTTGAATAAATTTGGTGGCAAGACGCTGACGCCTGGCCGCGGGCTTTTCCGGCCACGGCATTTTCAAACATCGGAGAGAGACCATGACGATCGACAGGATGCCTGTCTGGCGAACGCAGAAGTTTGCCAATCTGACGCTTTCCGGGGTGACCGGGCAAGGGCGGTTTTCCGGCTACGCCAGCATTTTTGGCGAGGTCGATCTCGGCAAGGACGCGATTGCGCCCGGTGCCTTTCAGCAGTCTCTCGCCCGGCGCGGCCCAAGCGGTGTGCGCATGCTGTTCCAGCACGATCCCGGCGAACCGTTGGGCACCTGGAAGACCATCCGCGAGGATGCACGCGGGCTTTATGTCGAGGGGCTTTTGTCGCCTGGGGTAGCCCGGGCGCAGGAGGTGCACATGCTGATGAAGGCGGGTGCGCTCGACGGGCTGTCGATCGGCTTCCAGACCGTCAAGGCGAAGACCGACGGCAAGAGCGGCGTGCGCCGCATCCTCGAAGCCGATCTCTGGGAAATCTCGATCGTCACCTTTCCGATGCTGCCATCGGCCAGGGTTTCGAACGTCAAGAATGCGCGGTTCTTCCGCGATACGGAAACGGAGCTCGTGCGCACGATGCGGCGGGCGGCCCGGATGATGAAGCTCTCTGACAGAAGGACACATCGATGAACGAGACTAGCAACATGGCACTGCCAGGCAAGGTCGCCCCGGAAATCAAGACGGCGCCCGAGACGATGACGGCGGCGTTCGAGGATTTCATGGGTGCCTTCGAGGCGTTCAAGGAAACCAATGACCGGCGGCTGGGGGAACTGGAAAGCAAGCTGACGGCCGATGTCATCACCCGCGACAAGATGGATCGCATTTCACGCACCATGGACGAGCAGAAGCGGGTCATCGACCAGTTGGCCCTGAAGAAGGCGCGGCCGGCGCTCGGCCGCAGCGGTGAATCCAGCCTGGAGACGATGGAACACAAGGCGGCATTCGAAAGCTATATCCGCCGGGGCGACGAGCAGGCGTTGCGCGAACTGGAGGCCAAGGCATTTTCGATCGGCTCAGCCAGCGACGGCGGCTATCTGGTGCCCAACGAGACCGACACGGAAATCGGCAGGCGGCTTTCTGTGGTCTCGCCGATCCGATCAATGGCGACGGTGCGGCAGGTGTCGGGGGCGGTGCTGAAGAAACCGTTTGCGCTTGCCGGCATGGCGACCGGCTGGGTGGCGGAGACGGCCGCACGGCCGCAGACCACGACGCCACAGCTGGCCGAGCTCTCGTTCCCGACCATGGAACTCTACGCCATGCCGGCAGCGACCGCCGCCCTTCTCGACGATGCGGCTGTCGATATCGAGAACTGGATCGCTTCCGAAGTCGATATCGCCTTTGGCGAACAGGAAGGCACGGCCTTCGTTTCCGGCGACGGCACCAACAAGCCGAAGGGGTTCTTGAGCTATACCAATGTGGCGGAGGCGAGCTGGAGCTGGGGCAATATCGGCTATATTGCAACCGGGGCCGCCGGTGCCTTCAAGGCGAGCGGACCATCCGACACGCTGATCGACGTGATCTATGCGCTGAAGGCCGGACACCGGCAGAACGCCGCCTTCGTGATGAACCGCAAGACCCAGGCCGAGATCCGCAAGTTCAAGGATGCCGACGGCAATTATCTCTGGCGTCCGCCGGCGGTGGCTGGCCAGCAGGCCTCGCTGATGGGGTTTCCGATTGCCGAGGCCGAGGACATGCCGGATATCGGCGCGGGCAGCACGTCAATCGCGTTTGGCAACTTTGCCGCCGGTTATCTGGTCGTCGACCGCACCGGCGTGCGGGTGCTGCGCGATCCCTATTCGGCAAAACCCTATGTGCTGTTTTACACCACCAAGCGGGTCGGCGGGGGAGTGCAAAATTTTGAGGCTATCAAGCTGATTAAATTCGCGTCATCTTGAATACGCGTAAGGCCGCCCTTTCTCAAAGGGTCGAACCATTCGCGCCGCGGTCTTCCCTGCCGCAGTGCGCGAGGGTGGACGCAGCTCCCCTCCCGCTGCGTCCACCCAATCCAATCGCCCCACCGCCTCATTGACGGAGAGATCCATGACCATCACCGAACTGGCGCCGCCGCTCGGCGAGCCGCTGACGCTTGCCGAGACCAAGGCGCATCTGCGTGTCGAAACAAGCGCCGATGATGCTGTGATCGCCGGGCTGATCCGCACCGTGCGCGAGCATCTGGAGCGCCAGACCGGGCTGTCGCTTTTGACACGGACCTTCCGGCTCTATCTCGATGACTGGCCGCCTGCCCGGGTGATTCAGATTGGCAGGGGGCCGGTGCAAACGATTGAGGCAGTTACGGTTTACGATGCGGACGGTTTGCCCGTTGCCGTCGATACCGCCGGTTTCGTGCTGGACGGACAGGCGCGCCCGGCGCGGCTGATCCTGCCGCGGCAACCGGAGCCGGGACGGGAGGTCAACGGGATCGAGATCGATTTTACGGCCGGGTTCGGGGCGGCCGGTGTTGACGTGCCCGACACGCTCAAACGGGCGATGCTATTGCATGCGGCGCTGCTCTATGAATTTCGCGGCGCAGTTTCACCCGGCAGCCAGCCGGCGGCGGTGCCTGCCGGTTACGACCGGTTGATCGCTCCCTTTTGCCGGCGGGGGATTTGATCATGGGCGCAGTCAACCTCGATCCGGGCCAGCTTTCGGCGCGGCTCGATCTGGAAATGCGCGATGACGCCAGCGATGGCCAGGGCGGTATCGTGCCGGGTTTTGCGCCGGTGACGTCGCTCTGGGCACGGATCGAGCCTGTTTCCGTCACTGAAGAGGAGCGGGCGGATGCAGATGTTTTCACTGCGACGCATCGTATCTCGATCCGGTTCCGCGAGGATATGCAGGCCGGTATGCGGTTTCGCAAGGGGACACGGATCTTTATGGTCCGGACATTCCATGATCCGGACGAGACGCGACGCTATCTGGTTTGCCGTTGCGCGGAGGAAGGACGATGAGCGCTGCGGGAGCCTTGCAAAAGGCAGTTTTCATGACGCTTGCCGGCGACGCCGCGCTGACGTCATTGGCCGGGGCCGATGGGGTTCACGATCACCTGCAGGCGCGATCGCACCGGCCCGGTATTTTCATCGCCGGGATCGACAGCCGCGATGCGTCGACGGCGAGCGAGGCGGGGGAAGAACATCTCGTCATGCTGGAAGTGCGCACGGGCGAAGGCGGAAGCCGGGTCGCGCAGGAGATTGCCGCGCGGGTACGCGTCCTCCTGGACGACGTGCCGCTCGTCCTGCCAGGGTTTGTTTTGGTCAGCATTTTGCATCGGCGCACGAAAACGGGCCGTGATGCCAAGGCCAAGGGGCATTTGGCGGAAATGGTCTTTCGGGCGGTGACCGAGTGAGGTTTCCTGCAATCGAAATGTGAATTCGTCGGCGTCCTTCACGGGCGCCTTTTTCGTTTCTGAGAAGGATGAAGACATGGTGGCGCAGAAGGGGAAGGATCTTCTTTTGAAGATCGACAACGGCGGCTCTTACCTGACGGTGGCAGGGCTGCGCTCGAAGCGGCTGGCCTTCAACGCCGAGACGGTGGACGCGACGGATGCGGAATCGGCGGGCCGGTGGCGGGAGCTTCTGGGCGGCGCCGGCGTGCAGCGGGCCGCCGTGTCGGGTGCCGGCATCTTCAAGGACCAGAGTTCGGATGCGCTGGTGCGCGCGGCGTTCTTTAACGGCTCGATCCTCAACTGGCAGATCGTCATTCCGGATTTCGGCACGTTGACCGGGCCGTTCCAGGTGACGGCGCTGGAATATTCGGGCCAGTATAATGGCGAGATCCTGTTCGAGACGGCGCTGGAATCGGCCGGTGCCCTGACCTTTGCGGCGCTGTGATGACCGGGCGCAACACTGGGGTAAGGGGCCGGGCGAACCGGCATCGCGGCGAGGTGGAGGCCGTCATCGGTGGCGAGCGGCGGATACTCTGCCTGACGCTCGGCAGCCTGGCCGAGCTGGAGACCGCTTTTGCGGCTGACAATCTGATCGCGCTTGCGGCGCGGTTTTCCGCCGGGCGGCTGAAGGCCGAGGACATGATCCGGATCTTGAGCGCCGGCCTGCGCGGCGGCGGCAATCTGGTGTCCGACGAGGATGTTGCCGTCATGAGCATCGACGGCGGCATTGCCGGGCTGGCGCGGCTGACCAGCGAGTTGCTGGCGGCGACCTTCGGCAGCGCGGAGGACCAAGCAAACCCTTGAGAGCCGCAGCGGGCAAGGATGGTGGTTTGCCGCCCCCGTTTCCGTGGGGGCCGGTGATGCATGCCGGGCTTTGCCTGCTGCGGCTTCCAGCGCGGGAATTCTGGTCGATGACCCCAAGGGAGATGCGCGCCGCATTCGGCGGATTGCGGCCTTCCGGGGCGGTTCCGGATCGCTCAGGCCTGGAAACGCTGATGGTGGCGTTTCCGGACTGAGACGGCGGACATTCTTTTTGAGGAGACAGTGATGGAACGCGATGAGATCGGGTTTTCGGCGGCAGCCGAGGATGCGGACGCTTTGAAGGATGTGCTGGACGACCTGGAGCGGCGCTCCCGCTCGTTCGGCTCGGCACTGACCGGGGCTTTGGCCTCGGCGACGCGGGGTGGGAAGGGGCTGGAGGATGTGCTGCGCGGTGCCGGGTTGCGGCTGACGGAGATTGCGCTTTCGGCGGGGTTGAAGCCGCTGGAAGGGCTGCTCGGATCGGCGATTTCCGGGCTTGCCGGGAGCCTTGGTGGGGCAACCGCTTTTGCCGATGGCGGCGTGCCAGGCAGGGTGACGCCATTTGCCGCCGGCGGTGTCGTGTCGGCGCCGACCTATTTCCCGATGGACGGACAGATGGGGCTGATGGGCGAGGCCGGATCGGAGGCGATCCTGCCGCTGAAGCGCGGTTCCGACGGATCGCTCGGCGTGGCGTCCTCTGGTGGAAGTGCTGCGATGAATGTCGTTTTCAACGTGACGGCGTCCGATGTGCAGAGTTTTCGAAAGTCGGAAGGGCAGATTGCGGCGATGTTGACGCGCACGGTGGGGCGGGGAAGAAGAGGGCTTTGAGCGGGCGATGCGGTTTTTTCGGTATGCCCATCGCCCTAAGATCATGGGCTGGCGTTGGAGGGCGACCAATGATCGCCGCCCTCCGCGTGATCAGTGTATCGCCAAGTCATCTGGAAAGAGTATGGCCGCTTTTTCAGTCAACCACGGCTGTATTTCTTCAAGCCCCGTGGCCGTCAGTCGCCACCTCCTGTCTATCCTCTCAACAAAGCCAGAAGTTTCAATCTCCCGCGGTATCCGGAATGGGTCGCCGAAGAAGATATGTAAAAGACCATTCTGCATGTTCATTTGGATTCCTTCCATTTGGGTTAGCCAATCAACCTTACGCTCCAACAGTTGGCGATAGTTTTTCGCGTGCCGCCCCTACGTCGGAGGGGGGCGGGGGAACGATCAAGGTCGCTGGTTCTCAACAGATTGAGAGTTGGACGAGGGAGGCCGCGGCTTGTCCATCCGCTCCACCTACGGAGCGAACATCGTGATGGGCGCGCGAGCGAAAACACCCGCCACTCATGCAGCAGTGCCTGAAGTTTCTCTCCCAACCGATTCAACACACAACGGAAAACATCATGCCAACAGGATTTCATGAGGTCCGGTTTCCCTTGCGCCTGGCATTGGGGACGAGTGGCGGGCCGGTCCGGCGGACCGACATTGTCAGTCTTTCGAACGGGCGGGAAAACCGCAACCGGCGTTGGCGCGATGCGCGACGCCATTATGATGCGGGCTCGGGGGTCAAGTCGATTGGCGATCTCTACGCCGTGCTGGAGTTTTTCGAGGCGCGAGCGGGGCAGCTCTACGGGTTCCGCTTTCGCGATCCGCTGGATTTCAAATCCTGCGCGCCCGGCGGGGCGGTCATGGGCCATGATCAGATGATCGGCACCGGTGATGGGGTGACGGCTGTCTTTCAGTTGGTGAAGGTTTATGGCGACGCGGGTGGCGTGACTGTGCGTGAGATCGCCAAGCCGGTTGCAGGCACTGTGGTGATTTCGGTTGGCGGGGTCTCGGTCGCGCCAGCCGATTTCACGCTCGACGTGGCGGCTGGGCGGGTGGCGTTTCTGTCCTCGAAAATTCCAGCGATCGGCGCTGTCGTGAAGGCAGGCTTCGAGTTCGATGTGCCGGTACGCTTCGATACGGACCGGATCGATGTCGATCTGGGGCAGTTTCAGGCCGGGCGCATCCCGTCCATTCCTCTGGTGGAGATCAAGCCATGAAAACGCTTAGCGCAGCGCTTGCTGAACATTTGGACGGTGATGCGACAACGATGTGCCATTGCTGGCGGGTGACGCGGCGCGATGGGACGGTGCTCGGCTTTACCGAGCATGATCATGATCTGAGCTTTGATGGTACCGATTTCCGGGCGGCCAGCGGGTTCCAGGCGGCTGACAGCGAGGCGGCCAGCGGACTTTCGGTCGAGGCGGGCGAGGTAGCCGGCGGGTTTTCCAGCGCTGCGATCAGCGAGGCGGATGTGATCGCCGGACGCTACGACGGCGCCAGGGTCGAGGTGTTTCAGGTGAACTGGCAGGCGCCGGGCCAGCGCATTCTGCTGCGGGCGCAGGAGATCGGCGATGTCGTGCGCGCGGGCGGCGCCTTTCGCGCCGAGCTGCGCCGGCTGACGCATCGGCTGGATCAGGTCCAGGGGCGGATTTACGGGCGGCGTTGCGATGCCGTGCTGGGCGATGGACGGTGCAAGGTCGACCTGAGCAATCCGGCCTACCGGGGCAGTGGCACGATTGCGGCTGTTCTGGGAGAGACACGGATACGGGTGACCGGGCTCGATGCGGCGGTGGCAGGTTTTTACCGGTATGGCGTGGTGCGGTTCGTTGACGGGGCGAATGCCGGGCATGCGGGCGATATCGAGGATCATCGCCGGGACGGGGATGCGGTGGTGCTGTCGCTGTGGCTGCCGCTGCCTTTGCCGCTGGCGGTGGGCGATGCATTCACGGTGACGGCGGGGTGCGACAAGAGTTTTGGCGCCTGTGGTGAGAAATTTGCAAACCGGCTGAATTTCCAAGGTTTCCCGCATATGCCGGGGACGGATTTTGCTTTTGGTTATGCGGATGGCGATGCGGTGCATGACGGGCGGGCGCTGTATGAGTGAGGTTCTCCGGAAAGATCACCCCACCTCGGCGCCTTGCGCCGACCCTCCCCCTCAAGGGGAGGGTGACGGGGCCGCCTGCGCAAAGCGGATCGTTACGGCAGCCCGGAGCTGGATCGGCACGCCATACCGGCATCAGGCAAGCCTGAAGGGGGTCGGTTGCGATTGTCTGGGGCTGGTGCGGGGTGTGTGGCGCGAGATTTATGGTGTGGAGCCGGAATTGCCGCCTGCCTATCAGCCTGATTGGGCAGAGCGCAGCGGCGAGGACCGGTTGCGCGGGGCGGCGCGGCGGCATTTTGGGGCGGAACTTTCGGTGGCTGAGATGCAGCCGGGCGATCTGCTGTTGTTTTGCTGGCGGCCGGATCTGCCGGCCAAACATGCCGGGATTGTCGGCACCGAAGACAGGTTCATCCATGCCTATGAACAGGCAGCGGTGATCGAGTCGGCGCTGGTGCCCTCCTGGCGGCGGCGGATTGCAGGCGTGTTTCGTTTTCCCGAGAAGGTTTGACGGTCATGGCAACCATTCTTCTGCAGGCGGCCGGTGCAGCCCTTGGCAGCGTGTTCGGGCCGGTCGGCGCGGTGCTTGGCCGCGCAGTTGGAGCGCTGGCCGGATCGGTGATCGACCGCTCGATCATCAACGGCATGACCACGGTCTCGGGCGCCCGGCTGGGCGATGCGCGCATTCCCGGTGCCGAGGACGGCACGGCGATCACCCGCGCCTATGGCACGGTGCGCATCGGCGGTACGCTGATCTGGGCGACTCGGTTTGAAGAAGAGGTGCGGGTCGAGCGGCAGGGCGGCAAGGCGAGCGGACCGCGGGTCGAGACGTTTCGCTACTATGCCAATTTTGCGCTTGGGATCTGCGAGGGCGAGATTGCCTGCGTGCGCCGTGTCTGGGCGGACGGGCGGGAACTGGATTTGACCGGGATCGAGATGCGGCTTTATCGCGGGACGGGCGATCAATTGCCCGATCCGTTGATCGAGGCAAAACAGGGCGTGGGGAAAGTGCCGGCCTATCGCAGACTTGCCTATGCCGTGTTCGAGCGCCTTCCGTTGCATAATTACGGCAACCGTATCCCAGTGATCCAGTTCGAGGTCTTGCGGCCGGCCGGCGCGCTGGAAAGGCAGATCCGGGCGGTGACGATCATTCCGGGCTCCAGCGAGCATGGCTATGATCCAGTTGTGGTCAGCGAGAAGACGGGCGCAGGCGCAAGCCGGCTGATCAACCGCAATGTCTTTCACGCGGGTTCCGACTGGCAGGCTTCGATAGACGAGTTGCAGGCGTTGTGTCCGAACCTTGATCGGGTGGCGCTGGTGGTGTCGTGGTTCGGGACGGATTTGCGGGCAGGTCATTGCCGGATCGTTCCGGGCGTGGAGACCTCCGCGCGCGATGGCGAAAGCCGGGCATGGTCTGTATCGGGTATTCAGCGCGACGGTGCGTGGCTGGTCAGCCGCAACAATGGCGGCCCGGCCTATGGCGGCACGCCGAGCGATGCAAGCGTGGCGGCGGCGATCGCCGATCTGAAAGCACGCGGGCTAAAAGTCTATCTCTATCCCTTCGTGATGATGGACATTGCGGCCGGTAACACGCTGCCCAATCCCTATGGCGGCATAGGGCAGCCCGCCTATCCGTGGCGGGGGCGGATTACCGCGCATCCGGCGCCAGGTCTGGTGGGCAGTGCGGACAAGACAATGGCGGCGCGCACGCAGGTGGAAGCGTTTGGCGGAACTGCCACGGCGGGACATTTTTCCGTGTCCGGACCAGCGGTGACGTCGATGGGCGCAGACGAGGGGTATCGCCGGCTGGTGCTTCATTACGCGCTGCTGGCAAAGGGCGCGGGTGGGGTCGACGGGTTCATCATCGGTTCCGAATTGCGCGGGCTGACACAGTTGCGCGATGGGGCGGGACCTTCCCGTTTGTTGAGACGCTCATCGCTCTTGCGGCCGATGTCCGGGCTATTTCCGGGGTGGCCACCAAGCTGA